TAAGAGGTATCTAAGACAGGTAATCAGTATATTAAAATATTACCGAGAAATAGATAATAAGGAACAAGATGAAGATAAGTGAAGATGGTTTAGAGCTTATAAAAAAGTTTGAAGGTTGTGAGACCACAGCTTATCAGGATAGCGTTGGCGTGTGGACGATAGGTTTTGGTCATACCAAAGGTGTTGAAGAAGGTCAGACTTGTTCAATAGAAGATGCTGAGTCAATGCTTGCTGACGAAATGGATGAATACGAAGGCTACATTAACAATATGGTTAAGGTTGACCTTCAGCAGCATGAGTTTGATGCGTTGGTTGCTTGGGTTTACAACTTAGGCCCAACCAACCTTGGCGAAAGCACAATGCTTAAAGTTCTTAATGGTGGTCAGTTTGATCGTGTTCCAGATGAAATGAATCGATGGACTCGCGCTGGCGGAGAGATACTTGAAGGTTTGGTAAGAAGAAGACAAGCGGAGTCGTTAATGTTTCAGAATTTAGATTGGAGGCAAGTTTAATGTCACAATTTCCCGGAGGCCCAAGTCCTTATGGCCCAAGTCCTTTTGACGGCGGTCAAGCTTATAGACCGATGCCCAGAAGTCCAAGCAAAGGCGGCACAAGACCTATGCCGCAGATGCCCGGTGGCGGAATGCCAATGCCCGGTGGCCCCGGCAAAGGTGGGCGTGGAAGAATTAGTCGAGGCGGCGGCAAAGGAGGAAGAAGACCTCAAGGCCCAATGCCAATGCCAATGCCTCAAAATCCACTAGGAATGGGAGGAGGTATGGGTCAGCCAATGCCTCAAAACCCACTAGGAGAAAACCCAAGAATAGGAGGGGGTAGCTTGGGCGGCTCTTACAATACCACTTTTTTCGACTCATCAATGGGTCAGCCAATGCCTAATTATAGGCCAGATCTTCTCCAAAGTGGTAGCCCCCCTGCAATACCCCCAATAAGTGGTGGTATGAGTGATCCGGGTCGAATAACGGCAGATGGCCCAGTTCCGGGCGCTCCTTATATGCAAAACATGATGAAAGGGATGCTTGGCGATAATATGAGAAGCGGCTCTTTTAGTGGCGGAATGTTTGGCGGAGGTGGCGGAAGTCGATTTGACGCTGGAGGACAGCCTATGGGTGGAGGCTTTGGAATGCAGGGTCTTAATCAAATGCAGCAGCAAATGGGTGCATATGGACGGATGATGGGATCGCCAAGTCAGTTTATGAAAAGGATGCCGCAAGCTATGAGAAGGATGCCGATGGGTGGTTTTTCTGCTGGCGGAATAACGGATCTTTATCCGCTGTAATGCCCTTAACTAAGATACAGTTTGCTCCCGGCGTTAATAAGGAGGGGACTGAATATACAGCCGACGCCGGTTGGTTTGACTCTGATAAGGTTAGATTTAGAAAAGGCCGTCCTGAAAAAATAGGAGGCTGGACTAAATACTCTACTAGCACATTTCTTGGTGTTTGTAGATCGTTGCATGATTGGGCTTCCTTAGAGTCTATACGGTATATAGGTCTTGGTACTCATTTAAAGTTTTATGTTAATCAAGGCGCAAGTTACCACGATGTAACGCCTATAAGGTCTACTACATCTGCTGGAGATGTAACATTTGCCGCAACAAATGGCAGCTCTACTATTACAGCAACAGATACCGCTCATGGGGCAAACGTAAATGATTTTGTGACTTTTTCTGATGCGGCTTCATTAGGTGGCAATGTTACTGCCGCTGTGCTTAATCAAGAATATCAGATTGCTTCTGTTCCGACTGCGAACACATTTACATTTGTAGCTAAAGACACAAGCGGAACTACCGTTACTGCAAATGCCAGCGATAGCGGCAACGGAGGTAGCAGCACTGTTGGCGCTTATCAGATTGGCGTAGGGCTTAACGCTTATGTAGAAGGTACTGGTTGGGGTGCTGGGTCATGGGGCGAAGGGACGTTTGGTTCTGTTAGTTCTTTAAGTGCGTCTAGTCAGCTCAGGCTTTACAGTCAAGACAACTTTGGAGAAGACTTAGTATTCAATGTTAGAGCTGGCGGAGTTTACTATTGGGACGAGTCTTCTGGTACTAGCAGTAGGGCAGTAGATTTAAGCTCGCTTTCTGGGGCTTCTAATACGCCAACTGTTGCATTACAGGTTATGGTTTCTGATGTAGATCAACACGTTATTTGTTTTGGCGCAAACCCAATAGGCTCAAGCAATATAGACCCTTTGTTTGTTAGATGGTCTGACCAAGAAAGCGCAGCCGATTGGACTCCAACTGCAACCAATACCGCTGGTGGGTCAAGAATAAACTCTGGATCAACTATTGTTGGAGCAGTTCAGTCAAGACAAGAGATATTAATTTTTACTGACGCAAGCCTACACAGCATGAGGTTTGTTGGTTCACCGTTTATATTTCAGTTTAGTACGTTAAGCACTGATATATCCATGATATCGCCTAACGCTGCGGTAAATGCCAGAGGTGTTGTTTACTTTATGGACAAAGGTAACTTTTACACCTACAACGGTGCGGTTCAACCGTTACAATGTAGCGTATTAGATCATGTATTTAGTAACCTAAATTTAGGTCAGGCATATAAAGTGTTTGCCGCTGAAAATAATGCACATTCAGAGGTTACTTGGTTTTATCCTATTGGAACTGGCAATACAGAAATCACTAACTATGTCACCTATAACTATGCAGAAAACCTTTGGTCTGTTGGTACATTAGATAGGGGGGCGTGGATAGGAGCGGCCACTAGAGATAGTCCTTTAGCTTCGTCAGTTATTACCTCTACAGATAACAATTACCTGTATAATCACGAAACAGGTTACGACGACGATGGCTCTGCTATGACTGCGTACATTGAGTCAGGAGATCTTGAGCTTAACGAAGGCGAAATGTTTACGTTTATAAGAAGGATTATTCCTGACTTTAATTTTAGCGGGTCTTCCAGTGATGCTTCTTTAGATATAACACTTAAAGGTAGTAACTTTCCTTTAGAAGATGCGTCTACTTTATCGACCTCAACTATTACAAATAGCAGTACACAGGCGTATGTAAGAACTAGAGCAAGGCATTCTATTGTTCGTTTAGAAAGCACTGGAGCTGGTTACGGTTGGAGGCTTGGTGATTTAAGATTAGATATGAGAACGGACGGTAGAAGATAATGGCATCGCAAAGACAAGAACCGTTACCAATACCTTCACAAGAATATAATGCGGAAAACGAAAGGCTTAACAGAAGAACTATTGAGCTTGCCCTTCAAACTATGGAAAACGATGTACAGCTTGCTAAGACTCAAGGTGACAAGGATGGATCTTTAGCTATGCGTCGATTTCAGTTTCTTTTGATGGGTGCATCTTGACAGATGTACTTAAAGTATTAGGTCAGGTTGCTCCGTCTGCAACAACAGCAACTACCTTATATACGGTTCCAGACTTAACGCTAACAACAGTTAGCTCATTGGTTGTCTGCAACAGAAGCGGATCAGGGGTTACCTATCGTGTTTCTGTAAGAGTCGCTGGCGCAGGCGCAGACAATAAACAATATTTATTTTATGACAAAGCATTAGCTGCTAACGCAACTGACACCCATGTCATCGGTATGACACTAAATCAAACCGATGTGGTTACAGTTTATGGCAGTGATGGTAATTTAACATTCAACCTGTTTGGGGTGGAGACTAGTTAGTATGAATCAACAACAGTATCCGTTAGAAGGAATTGCAGAGCAGCTTGCAAATCAAGGCAGATATGGCGACACAATGCTTATGCACGTTAATCCTGCTGAAGTGGAGGGTATTGCTTCCTTAGTCCCCGGAGGGCAATTACCTAGAAACCCAATGACAGGGCAGCCAGAAGCCTTCATAGGCATGATACTAAGCATGATTGCTAAACCTTTGCTTACCAAAGGAGTTGGGGCTTTGGCAACTAAAGCCGGAACAGGGGCTTTAGGAACTGCTTTAAGTGGTTTGGCGGGTAGCTCTGCTGCAATGACGGGCATAACTTCTGGTCTTATTGAAACAGCTAGAACAGGTGATATTAAGAAAGGATTTGCCTCGGGCTTAATGGGCGCTGGTATTGGTAAAGCGTTAGGTGCCG